AACTTCACAAACAATTAAAAGAAATCAAACAAGATACACCTGCATCTACACAATCTGCACAAAATATTACCAATCAATCTATCTTTGTTGGTAGTACAAATGAATTGCAAAAACTATTAAAGGGTAAGATGCAAGAAATAAAACAGATAGAATCTGATATATGATTGGTGATAAGAATTCATATCTAGGAAATCCCAATTTAAAGAGAACTAATGTTCCTGTAAACTTTACTCAAGAGCAGGTTGAGGAATATTTAAAATGTTCTCAAGATCCTGTCTATTTCATGAAAAATTATATCAAGATAGTTAACCTAGATAAAGGTCTTGTTAATTTTAGTCTATATCCATTTCAAGAGGAACTGGTAAATCTGATACGAGACAATCGCTTTGTTATTGCAAAAATGCCTCGTCAATGTGGTAAATCTACCACAATTATTTCTGATATTTTACATCATGCGCTATTTAACCCAAACCAGACTATTGCTATTCTTGCAAATAAAGAAAAACTAGCAAAAGGTCATATGGATCGTTTGAAGGTTGCATATGAAAATTTGCCAAAATGGTTACAGCAGGGAGTAAAGGAATGGAACAAGCATTCTATTGAATTGGAAAACGGTTCAAAGGTGATATCATCTGCTACTTCTGCATCCGCTATCCGTGGTGGTTCTTTTAATTATATCCTGTTGGACGAGTTCGCCCATGTCCCTGAAAATATAGCAAATGATTTCTATAGTTCCGTATACCCAACAATTACTTCGGGTAAGACAACCAAGTTGGTAGTTATCTCAACACCATATGGTTTAAATTTATTTTATAAATTGTGGATCGAAGCAATAGAGGGTAGAAACAGTTTTAAGCATATAGATGTCCATTGGTCTGATGTTCCCGGTAGAGATGATGAGTGGTACAAAAGAGAAGTTCAAAACTTAGGTGAAGAGCGATTTAGAACCGAGCACGAATGTGATTTTATTGGTAGTACTAATACTTTAATTTCTGCCGATAAATTGAGAACTATGGTTTTCAAGTCTCCCGTTTATACAACGGATCAGGGATTAAAGGTTTACGAGAAACCAGTAGTAGATTCTAGAAATCCTGCAAATAACCACACATATGTCTTAACAGTTGATACTGCACGAGGACTTGGTAGTGACTATCATGCGTTTACAGTAGTGGATATAACAAAGACACCCTATAAGATAGTAGCGACCTTTCGTAATAATGAAATGTCGCCATTAGTATATCCAAATGCAATATACCCAATTGCAAAACAATATAACGATGCTTATATATTAGTTGAGATCAATGATATCGGTGGTCAGGTAGCAGATTTATTACATAATGAACTGGAATATGATAATATTTTAATGTCCAGTATCAGAGGTAGAAAGGGACAAACCCTAGACGGTGGGTTTAATGCTGGACAGATCCAATTAGGCTTGAGAACCACAAAGGCTGTAAAGCGTCTAGGATGCTCCGTGTTGAAGTCTCTAATTGAATCCAACAAACTACTCATAGCAGACTATGACATCATACAGGAACTAGTTTCCTTTATTGCAAAAAATAATAGTTTTGAAGCAGACAATGGACACAATGACGATCTTGTTATGTGTATGGTTCTTTTTGGTTGGCTTACAACTCAGAACTATTTCAAAGATTTAACAAATATGGATATAAGAAAAACTGTATTTGATGAAAAATTAAAACAATTAGAAGAAGAAATGACCCCGTTCGGTATTCTTGATGATGGAATTTCATATAATAACGAAGAGACAGATACCAGTGGAACCGTCTGGAGGGACGCGGAAAATAGAAATAATGATTTTTATACATAATCGTAGACCAAAAATAGGCGAATAAGGAGAGAAAAATGGCATTCCAACTAAGTCCTGGTGTAGAAATTAAAGAATTTGATCTTACAAGTGTAATTCCTGCCATCGCAACAACCCCTGCTGGCTATGTCGGCATGTTTCAATGGGGTCCTGCTGATCTAAAAGTATTAATTACAACAGAAAAACAATTAAAAGAAGTCTTTGGAACTCCAACTTCAGATGCCGGTATGGCACGATCTTGGTATGTTGCTTCAAACTTCCTATCATACGGTGGTTCTCTACAAGTTGTTAGAGTTCTAGGAACCGATAAAAACTCAACTGATAATGGAACAGGTGTAGCAATTAAGAATAGAAGTTCATATGAATCTTTAGGTGCAACATTCACCTTCAAATTTGCAGCAAAATATCCAGGATTATTAGGAAATGGTCTTAAGGTAATAGTAGTTGACGGCGATTCAGCAACAAATGCTGATGCTGAATGGACATCCTATACAGATGCATATGGTATCCCAGATACATCATCCTTCGCTTCAAATCTAGGTGCAAGTAACGATGAAATCCATGTATTCGTAATCGATGCTTCAGGTAATTGGTCTGGTACTCCAGGAACTGTTCTAGAAACATTCTTAAGAGTTTCAAAGGGCAAGAATGCAAAAAATGCAGATGGTTCAACAAATTACTGGAAGAATGTAATTAATAATAAGTCAAATTACATTTGGGTAGGTAATTCAGAAACAGCATCGGCACTTTTTGCAAACTGGTCAGGTGCAGGCACCCAATCATGGGATACAGACATCACAACCAGTTCAAATTTTAAGAGATTAGTAAATGTTCAAGATTATGTCCTACAGGGCGGAACATTAGATACTGCATCAAGAGATGCAACAATCTCTGCAGCATTCTTATCACAATTTGGCAATACAGAAGAAGTAGATGTCTCACTTCTAATTGCTGGTGATATCAGTGCAGCAGAAGCAAACAAGGTAGTGTCAGTTGCAGAAAATAGAAAAGATTGCATCGCTTTCGTATCACCAGTAGCATCAACAATTGGTAGTTACACAAGCAGTGTAGATATATTCACAGCAATCAAAGCATACAAGACAACTGTAGGAAGTTCTTCTTACGGTGTAATGGACGGAAATGCAAAATATCAATACGACAGATTCAATGACCGATTCTTATATGTACCTCTATGCGGTGATATCGCAGGTTGCTGTGTAAGAACAGATAACACCAAGGAACCTTGGTACTCACCAGCAGGTTATGATCGCGGTCGTATCAACAACATTGTAAAACTTGCTTGGAATCCATCAAAGGATTACCGAGACAGTCTCTACAACATAAGTGTAAATCCTGTAGTAACCTTCCAAGGTTCAGGAGCAATTCTCTTTGGTGACAAGACTCTACAAACCAAGGCAAGCGCCTTCGACAGAATTAATGTTCGTAGACTCTTCAATGTCCTAGAGAAGACAATTGCAACCGCTGCTAAGTTCCAACTCTTTGAATTCAACGATGCATTCACAAGAGCACAATTTAGACAATTAGTTGAACCTTTCCTCCGTGAAGTTCAAGGTAAGCGTGGTGTAACTTCATACGCAGTAGTATGCGATGAAACAAATAATCCAGCAAGCGTAATTGACCAAAATCAATTCGTTGCAGATATCTTTGTTGCACCAGCAAGAAGCATCAACTTCATCCGTCTAAACTTTGTTGCTACCCCAACCGGAGTAACCTTCGCAGAATTCGGTGGATAATTTAAAAAAAGGCATATAAATAAAAGAGGAATCAAGGAGAAAATAACAAATGGCTGACTCGTCAATCAATTCATTTATGTCAAACTTCGACGGTGGCTCAAGACCAAACCTTTACTCTGTAAATTTGGTATGCCCTGTCGGAACATTACCACAACTTCAGTTTTACTGCAAGGCAGCAACACTTCCTTCTTCGATTCTTGGAGAAGTAAATGTTCCATATCTCGGTCGCGTAGCAAAATATCCCGGTGATCGTCAATTTGAAGACTGGACCATCGATATCATCAACGATCAAGGTATGTCATTAAGAAATGTTTTTGAATATTGGAACGAACTCTTTAATTCATATGCAGGAAACACAACTCCATATGCAAATCCACGAGGTGCATTTGGTTCAGCAATCGTAACACAACTTGCAAGAGACTATACTCCAGTAAAATCATATCAATTCTTTGATCTTTGGCCAGATAATGTTGCATCAGTTCAATTAGGCTTTGATCAAAATGATACAGTTTCAGATTTCCAAGTAACTTTCAAATATTCATACTTTGTAACAAGTTCATCTCCTTTCCAACCAAATGGAGCAAATGTCCCTGGTGGTATCCTAGGACCAGGCGGAATCGCTACTGCAGGAGCAGGAAACGCATTCGGTATCAATCCTTTCGGTGGTTTCGGTGGTGGGTACGGAAGTGGTGCTGGTGTCGGTGTGGGTGGACCAAATGGGTTCTCTCAAGCAGGCGCTGCAGGTACTGGAAAGACCTCATTTGCTTTCGGTATAAATACAGGAAAGACCAGTTTCGGTTTCGGTTTGAACGGCTGATCTTTTCGGTATTTTTAAATAAGGATTTTTATTATGGCGTTTGAACTATTTGGATTTTCATTTGGCAAAAAATCAAAGACTCCCGATACAGTAGAATCATTTGTACCAAAAAATTTAGAAGATGGTGCAAGTGTTGTTGAAACTGGTGGTTATCAGGGAATGTATATTGATTTGGATGGTAGTTTAAAGGCAGATGTTGATTTAATTAAAAAATACCGAGAAATGTCATTGAACGCCGAAGTTGATATGGCGATTGATGATGTTATAAATGAAGCAATAACCGAAGATGCCAAGGGCGTAACAGTCCAACTGGATCTCGATAAAGTAAATATACCAAATGAAATTAAAGAAGTCATGTATGAGGAGTTTGATAATATTTTAACCCTTTTAGATTTTAGTAGAAAGGGTTCAGAAATTTTTAGAAAATGGTATATTGATGGTAGAATATATTATCATCACATTCTCCACGAAGATCCAACAGAGGGATTAAAAGAAGTTCGTCTAATCGATCCTCTACTCATTAAGAAGATTCGTGAAGTAAAGAGAGATATGAAACTGGGAAATGTTCCCATTCTCCAATCTGTAGAAGAGTATTATGTTTTCTCTAATTTTGAAAAATTAAATCCATATGATACAAAGGGATTGAGAATTTCCCCTGACAGTATTAACTATGTTCACTCTGGTTTATTTGATTTTGCAAGTAAGAGAGTCGTAGGTTGGTTACATAAGGCAATTAAACCACTCAATCTTCTTAGGATGGTTGAGGATGCTACAGTCATCTATCGTTGGTCGCGTGCTCCAGAGCGTCGTGTGTTCTATATCGATGTAGGTTCTCTACCGAAGAACAAGGCAGAACAGTATATGCGCGATCAGATGAATCGTTTCCGCAATAAACTTGTTTACGATGCAAATACCGGCGAACTCCGTGATGATCGTAAACATATGAGTATGTTAGAAGACTACTGGCTACCCCGCAGAGAAGGTGGTAAGGGTACAGAAATTTCTACACTACCCGGTGGTCAAAACCTTGGTGAAATGGCAGATGTTGAGTACTTCCTAAAGAAGTTATATAAAGCATTGAACATTCCTGCAAGTAGATTGCAATCAGAGAATGGTTTCAACATGGGTCGTGCTTCCGAGATTAGTAGAGATGAATTGAAGTATGCTAAATTCATAAACAGACTTCGTACAAAGTTTAGTGAACTATTTTTGAACTTCCTAAGAACTCAATTATTAGCAAAACAAATAATGAGTGATGATGATTGGAAGCAAATTAATCAAAAAATTAGTTTCAAGTTTGCAACAGATTCTTATTTTGCAGAATCAAAGCAAGCTGAAATATTAAGAGATCGTATTGCAATTTTAAGAGATGCTGCTGATTATTCTGGCAAATTCTATTCTGATAGATGGTTAAGAAAGAATCTTCTCCGTCAAACAGATGAAGAAATTGCACAAATGGATCAAGAAATTTCACAAGAGCAACAGGTACAGTTGCAGAAGCAACAAGAAACAGCATCAGCAATGGGGTTAACTCCCGAAGGTGGTGACCAAGCAGGTGGACAAGCAGCAGCACCCGGTGGGGGACAGCCTGATGCCGGTATAAATACAGGAGCAAGTGCTCAACCTGCTAATATGGGAGGAACTTCATTCGATGCCAGCAGCCTATTATGACATATCAATAGAAGAAGGTTCTAGTTATAGACTTAAGTTAAAGTTTAAAGATGCTTTGGGTCAAGTTGTTGATCTCAAAGAAACTGTACTAGCACCAGAGGGATTTGAAGATCAACTTGGAACAAATATCGGTGTATTTGCAAAAATGCAAGTTCGTAATTCTGTCAATGCTTCAATTGTTGAATTGAATTCCGTTAGCGTAACCGATTCTGGTGCAGTTGCACTATTCGGTGAAAGTTGGAAACCGGCAGGAAGCACTGCAATACAATTAGATCTTGGTGTAGGATACACACAACAAGGAACATTGAAAACTCCAGCACCAAATATAAAACTTTCATTATCTTCTTTTAATTCAAGAAGAATAAACTACGGTAATTATCTGTACGATCTTGAGTTGGTGTATTACAAAAAACCATCTACAGGAGAACCCAATTACACTGCTATATCTGAAGGGTTAGATAAAGATACTGTAGTGTTTAGAATTCTTCAAGGTAGATTCACAGTAACACCAGCAATATCAAGATAACATGGCAACAGTAAATTTAAGTACATTTTATATTTCTGTAGAAGAAACAACTCCTATCTTCAAAGTAAGAACTGATTCTAGGACAGAAATATCAATTTCTCAGATTATACCAAAAGAAGATGTACTTGAAGCAGATGCACATAGAGATCCTGCATATCAGGCAAGTTTTAATCGTTGCACTTCTTTAGGATGCACAGATTACACAAAAGGGTTTAATTATACTCCCAGTTGTGGAGAGTGTGAAAAACCATTATTCGAACCCTTCATAGATAGAAAATTAACATGTCTTGCTGATATTCTTTTAGAAAGAATCGGTTATTCTATGGAAGGACTTCTATCTGAAAGTAGAAGCAATAGTTATGGTGGTCCAATGCCTGTTATTGATAATGATATTGTAACAGGTAAGACTGATTATTATTACTCAGATGCTTATATTGAATACAGAAGATACAATAAAGATCTATATGCAGATGTAGCAGGAGAAGACGGTGGTTGGAGATCATATCCGGGAAGTGGTGGTCAAGTAAGTTATAATAAATTCTTTGCAATGTCTGGATTTTGGTTAGGATTTGAACCATGCCACGGTGCAAACAGATTGTATCAGTGTGCAGTAAGTTGTGAGAATGGTGAGGTAGTAGGTTGTTGGCAAGTTGGTGATCTTCAAAGAGAGACTGGTGATAATCCTCTGTTAATTTATGGCGAAGCAACATTTGGATCTGTATGGGCATTCACAGGATTTGAAGCAGGGACTCCAAAAAGAAAATATTACCAAATTTATGATCCAGCACAAATAGTTGCATCAGGTTTAACACTGAACAAACAACAAATTGTTCCATTTAACCCAACTATATCAATAAACAATTTTTCACCAGAACAACTTTCCGAACAAACTGGTTATGCAAACTGCAAGACTATCAGAACATCATTAGACTTTGGTGATGCAGATTTCTTAAGAGAATCAAACTGTCTATCTGGTGGTGACAAAAGAAGCGACACAACAGAAACCAGATGTGAAACTTGTAATAAAAATTCATACAAACCAAATAGAGCAATTGATAAGTTCTTAAAGTTTGCAGATTATAACAGAGGCATAACAAGATCAGATTCTTTCTATGAAACTATAAAGAATACAAATATAGCAAATATTGATAAAGAAGAATTTGCTAAACTCAAGTTCTCATTAGTAGGTGATGTTATAGGAAAAATATTTACAGATGGTGTAGATTGTTATTTCCCTAAATCATACCCAGATGAAACTCCTGGTAAATTTATTCTTGGTGGACCAACCACAGCAACCAAAAATAAAGGATACAAACAAGCAACATATACAGATTTAGGAATTTCTGCATATTATAATTACAACGATTGTATTCAGTGTTTAGAATCAAAGGCAAATGCACAATTTGAAAGTGTAACTTCTGCTATAAGTGATGTTGCACTAATATCACCATTCTGGCAGAAGTGTGGTGTTGATCTAGCAGGAAATACAAATCATCTAAAATATAATATTGATTGTAGTTGTGTAAGATGTGGTGATGTTTATATTACTGGAGCACCAAGATACGATTCATTAAGTAAGAAATGGATATATGAACCTTGGGTAACAGTTGCAGAAGCAGAAAAATTTGTAAATGTACCAGAAAGAATAAAGTCAACAGCAGTTGTAAATAATGTTTTGACTACTATAGACCACCCAGACTGTGTACCATCTTTAGAGCAAGATCCTTTAAAGAATCCATACTATCCGTTTGCAAAGAGAAAGGATCCTGCTTGTTGGGATCCCAACAGTGGAGCATTTAGAAGAATATGGTATTTCTGGGATAAGAGTAAGACCTTTACAGATTTCCAATTTAGAGACATTCCAGACAATGTAACACTAAATGGTGGAATAAAAGATACTCTCTTCTCTAGAGAAACATTATGGTCTGGTTGTGGTGGTTTAAAGAATAACGATAGAGCAATCTCTCCATTCAGTATTACTTGTTATGAGAAATTAACACAGATACAAAATTCTGCAAACAAGAGAGTAATACCTTCAACACTTAGTATAGTAACTGGTGTTAAGTATGCACCAGAGAATGAATTTACAGCGCAAGAACTTGCATCAGGTGCAGTGCCAACAGATGTTTTGGGTGGAGGATATCCAAGATCATATCTTTACTACAGCAGAAGAGCATCAACATCTTATCTACCATGTGATAATACAAATTTTGGTGGATTCTTAGGAACATATCAATGCTCATGTGCATGGTTACCTTGCATGGATGAGGTAATGTTGGCTGCTGTTCCTATTAAATATGGATCACAATCTGCTTCAACAAACTTAAAGACATGCAGTGATCTAAGTCCTGCAAATCAATCTTTCCCATCTATTTTTGAAATACATTTAGAAAAGTCTGATACAATTAGCGCGGTTACAAATTTATATCCTCTAGTAGGACCAAATCTTTATGAAGCAAATGGAGTTGCAGTAAATTCTAGTTATGGAGTTGGTTTAAATTGGGATTCTGGACATCCATTAAGTACAGAAATTATTTTCAATAAGAAGGGTGGAGCAGAGGCATACAAGTATCAGAGTTACTACTTCAATAATTATTATGTTGATTATATTGAACCGACATATTTCTGGAATAGACCAATTTCATTCTTAAATACTCCCGGTATTATGAAATCACATAATAATGGAAGTCTAAACAACACATATTTTAGATTACAAAGACTTCATGATGCTTATCATATAAATTGCTCAATCAATGCAGCAGGAAAATATGGAGAGTTTGGTTATGTACCAAATTCAACTCCACCAGAACTAGGTGCTGGTTATGATGCAACTAAGTTGAGTTCAAATAATTTGTTTGTATCGTTCAATAAAGATCTAACAAGCGGCAAATTGCCAGTTCTATATGGTCCAGTTGTACCAACATCAGCAGCAGTGAATGCACCAGATACTTCAAATCCAAATTGGGGTAAAGTATAATGATTAAAGCAAACACACAATATTGTTCTTGTATTGAATTTGATGAAAAGAAAACAAAAGGTGTTCCAAGAACCTATAAAGTAAAAAAAGGTTCTGTATGTTCAGATGTTTTAAACAGACAAGCACATATAAATTCTTGGTGTTGTTTGTTTAAGAGATGGCAAGATTATATTGGTTCAAATATAATTAAAAACGATATTCAATTGTATACACTTATGGCAAAGAATCCAATGGAATACTATCAACAGGTATATCCTTGGGGTGATTATGGTTGGTTTGGACCATTTGATACAGAAGAAGATGCTATTGCTGCAGCAAGAAAACAAATAGAAGAAAACTATCATGTATGGGATGTTAATTGGAAGACTGCAGTAAAAACCGATACCAGTACATACGAGACTAGATCAATACTTGGAATTATTGGTGGATTCAATATTCATGGTCATACACTAAACAGAGATGGAAATATCTGTTCTGCAATTACATATTCATCAAGTAAAAAGGTTAAGAACATATTAGATGTTGATAATAAATTAGTTGATTTGTGGATATGGGAAGTAGATGGTGACAATAATTTTGGTCTTTGTGGTTTAAATAATACTTATTCCAGTGGTTCAAAAATTGATTGCTACAACTTTACAGAAATAAATGACTATGATGAATTCTGTGGCAATAACAACTATGACAGAACCATAGACAATACAAATAATGGTTGCTGGTGCTGTGGTAATTATTCTGGATTAGTTACTAAGTATGATCTTATATCTAATAATGGTCTGATTGATATTGGTCCATGTGGCAATCCATATCAATCGGATAAGAGAAACGGAAGATTTAAAAAATACGATAAGAGTATAGGTGCAATACCTTGATATGGCAGATCATCCAAAAACAAAACCGACAGAAGTACCTAATGTAAACTTAGAAAAAGTTTCAGGTGGTCAACCTGGCTTTATTAATATTTCTAGACATATGTGTGTTGGTGATCAGATTGTTGGTAAATATTCTGATGGTGTAGAAGTAACTTCTGCCAATGGTGAACAAACCCTAAGAAATGTTATATATGGTGGTAAAAATTACCAATATGCATGTGGGTATTATCATCCAAAAATTGAAAAACAATATTATGTAAATTATCAAAACAATACAATGACAGAAACTCTAGTTTCTACACCGGGTAAGCCTGCTGGTGGTATTTTATATGATTCAGAATTTAGGAAAGCATGTAGCGATTGTTCCAGTGGGAGCATGTCTCCAAGCACTGTATGTAGTCCATATACTATGGGAAACCCTAGTGGTAATATCTATGTTGAATATATCGAAAGAAAAACAAATTATCCATATACTATGGAATTTGATAGTAGATATGTAATGATACCGAATGGAAAAATTGGTTGTAATGGTGTTGCCCAAAGTAATGCACCTCAACTTAGAGCAGGTGCTCTTATATTTAAACATCCAAATATGCAATCAGATGAATTAAAATACTTTGGTGTACCGTTTGATAGAAGAACTGGAGTACCATCTGTATCTGCTGGTGAAATAATAAACATTAATTGGTCTATTCAGGGAGATATTTCTGGTAATGTTGCAGTTGCTTTTTTTAAAGGTGATTTATCAAATTTAATTGCTGGTGATAAATTAGTAGCATCAAATATTCATACCTATAAACCATTAGAAACAAATTTAATAAAGCACAGCAGATCTGCACTTAGTCATTATACCTTTATATCTGCAAATAACGATAACCATAAAGATGAAGGTGATCAGGGGTGTTCTTGTTCAAATGTAAAAATAAAAATACCACAAGCACCATTTTGGGACGATGATACAGTAATGGTTTTGATCTTAAGTGGAAATACCACTGGTAGAGATAGAAACAATAATGATTGTCAGAGTGTTGGTTACACACCACAAGAATTTGGTGGTAAAGGATTTACTTGGTTTAACGGACCATTTAGACCAAATAATTTAGGTGATACAAGAGGCACACATCATTTAAATGAAAAAATAAGTTATAGTATACAACAATACACAGATACATTTTTTGGTTGTTCTCAAGTTAGAGATCTAGATTGGCAATTAAATTCTAATGGTACAAAGAGTGGAGGAGATCAATTGTGGGAAGTTCCAGAGTCTGGAAGTCACATAATGAAACTTGTTCCACAGGATTATTATACAAGAGAATGTTCAGATAGAATTTCTACAGTATCTGCCAATCAACAAGACTATGTTGTATATGCAGCAAATTGTAAAGAAAATATAGGTGATCCTTTAGATCAAGCATCTACAATAGATCCAACCAATCCACGAAAAGGATTAGAATCAATATCAGGAAAACATAACATACAAAAATGTATGTCTTATTCAATGAATGTCAATCCAGTAGATACTCATATAGACATGAGTAGATGCTGCTCTCCAAAGATATCAGGTCCATTCTTGTTGGAAACAACTAAAACAGGATATAATGAATCAATATATGATGTACCTTTTGCAAAGGATAGTCCTGCTGGAAGTAAACCAGATTTAAGTTTGTTCCACGATAATTTTAGATATCAATTAAGAAACAGAATGGATTGTGAATGCGATGCTTCTAACTGTGATCTAAATGCATGTTATGGTTGTACAAGTAGAAACAAAGCCGAATATGATATATGTTTGGCAACGGATAACTGTAAAGCAAATAGTTGCTGTATAGATCCATGTGTAGATGAGGATGAAATTCCATGTTCACCAATTTATGAAGAATGTATCTTGAGTCCACTTTGTGCTGCAAAGGGTTGCTGTTCATTGTGTAATGATTGTTTGATAGAAACAACTGATGATTACACCGCATGTTTGAATAAGACAGGAAGATTCACAAATTCTACTTGCAAAGAAAGAGGATGTTGCAAGATGCCTTGTGGGTTATGTTCATCTGATTATAAAACATGTAAACAAAATAAAGGATGTGTTGATTCTGGTTGTTGTGTTGTTGGTTGTGACGAATGTGTTACAGACAACATTTTAGAATATTTTAGTTGTATCAAAAATACAAATATATTTGCTATTACAAAATATAAACAAGATTATGAATCTTTCTGTTGTAAGAATACTTGTTGTTTAACTGATTGTGAAAATGACGCTAATCTTGGATTAACATATAATCAATGCATTGGAAACGCAGATTGTTTAACAAATAAATGTCATCTTGTAAAAACAAACCCAAATTATAGTACAACTGGTTTATTGACAAGTAATGTAATTACATGGGGTGCTGGAAATGACACTGATGGTAATGGTTCTGGTGTTGCAACTAATAGCGACTCAGGTTCTACTGGAGGAACATATAAAGGAATAATAATGAAAACTCCCGGTGGTGTAAATTTTGCACCACTGTTGCCAAATTATTCACCTTGCTGTGGTAATACTCCTTGGTGTAATGGTAGATGCGAGCCGATTATGTTCAGAGGATCAGATGTAACAGATGCTGAATTGATAAACATCTTTGGTATACCATCTGGTAAAGTTTCATATGTAAAGGTTGCACCCGCTGTAAATACAGAAATGAAAATAAAATTACAAGGAGCGGTTGATCAAAATACAGAAACTTCATACTTTAAATGGAATACAACAACTGGAGTTACAAATAATGTAAGTTTTGTAGAGTTAGGAAAAACTAATGAAACAAGTGATAACAGACAATCTGTTGATACATCTTATACATTCAATATGCCAGCAGTTGGTAATAAAGAAGTATTGGTTTTTAGTTTTACAGATCATAGTGGTTCTCACAATTGTACAATAACTCTTGATCTA